CTTTATAGTTATTTATTCTTTTTGTTCTTTTTCTTCATTTTCTTGGTCTTTATTCTCAATCTTTTCAACTTTATCTTCACTATTTTCAAGTTCTTTTAATTCATTTAATTCATTTAATTCATTTACCAATTCCTTATCAAGATCGCTTTCAATTTCACTACTTTCTCTTTGCTCGTCGTCTTCTATAATTACAGAACTTTTATGTTGATTTTGTTTAAACGAATTTACTTCTAATACAATAGTAGGTTGTTGTATTAACAAATCAGTTATATCAAAATCATCGTTGTTATTACTCATATTACTCATATTACTCATATTACTCATAGTCGCAGATTGTTTTTTCAGACTGTTTTGTTGGAGGTTTTGAGGATGTGGTGGAATTGACATAGGTGTTTGAGATCTTATAAAATTAATATGATTTTGTACAGTAGAAGACAATTCATCTATTTTTGTATTTATAAATAATTTTTGTTGCGCAGTCATAGCTTCAAACATATTAAGTTTTTGTGTCATTAATTGTTGTTGTATCTGTATATTTTGATCAAGTGTATTTATTTTTTTATCAATTATAGATTCTATAGAATCTAGTTTCTTTTCTGAATCTTTTAATTTTCTATACAAATAGTACACAATTAAAGATAATATAGCAAAAATGCCAAGCATAATATAATTTTTATAATTAAAAAAACTCTCTTTTTTATCTATTTTTTCACTTTCTGATATCAAAGACGACGAGTGTTGTGTTTGTAAAACAGGAGATGATTTTATTTTTTTCGGAGATATCATATTTAAGATTTACATTATAAAATTTCTTTAAACATTAAAAAAAATATCATCATACTTTTTATTTTTAGATAAAGATCTTATTTTTCCATCAAAATGTTGTATAAGAGCGTATATCTCTCTTTTAGAAGATATATAATGAGTATAATTGTTAAATTCTTTTAATTCATTTTCATAAGATTTAATATTTTGAGGATTTGTAACATCTGAATTTATATCATTAAACATATTGTGTTTTATGGCATTATTAAGAGCTGATACTTTATCATAAAATTCTTTACATATAACCTTCTCTTCTTCTGTAAAATCTTTTGTAGTTTCTAGATATTCATAAACATCATCATCTAATGAACTATAAAATGTATTCTTAAGACTTAACAAAAAATTCTTAACTGGTTGGTAATATACAGTATTTATAAATACTGTGAAATCTATCACAACCTCATCGCTAAATTTTAATTTAGTTTGATCCCATGTTTTTATATTAAAATTTTTGTAGATATAATTTCCTAAAATTTTAATAAAGATGTCATATTCACCTCTGACATCAATGCTAAAAGTTGTATTTGCTAATTTATTATACACTTCCAAAAACTTTGTAAATTCTTTTATCATCTTTTCTTGATATTTTTCTTTTAATTCATTTGATTGATTTGATTGACTTGTCGACATTTTATTTATTTTATATCTTTAATTTAATAAATATATAAAGATGTATTTTTAAATAAAATGAGTTGCAATTTTTTAAAGATTAAAAAGTTAACTGAAAACGCCTATATTCCAGTTAGGTCAAGTGAATATGCAGCAGGCTTAGATCTTTTCTCACCTATTGATACACTCATTAATCCTGGAGAAAGACAATTAATTAAACTTGATATTAGCATAAAATTAGATAGTTACACATATGGACATATTCTTCCTCGAAGCGGACTCGCTTTAAAACATGGAATTCATGTTGGTGCAGGAATTATAGACAGCGATTATAGAGGAAACGTAGGTGTTTTATTATTCAATTTGTCAGATTCTCCATTTGTAATCTCTAAAGGAGATAGAATTGCCCAAATGGTCGTTAAAAAATATGAATATCTAATTCCTCTAGAAGTTGATCAATTAGATGAAACTCTAAGAGGTTCTGGGGGGTTTGGAAGTACAGGTGTTTAAGTAAAATAAAAATTTTAATATAAGAAATATATATTAAAATATAGGCGTAAAATTAAAATTTAAAGTCTCAAATAAATCTTTTACAATTTCATCATGAAAACTTTTTCTATCTAATGTTTTTAACATATTAAAATCTTCTTTTTTACAAGGATACTTGTGTCTTCTTAATAATTGAAATAATATATATTGAGTATTTATAAAACTTTTACGATCTATTTTTCCTGTAAATTTATATCTTTTATCGTAGAGATTTGATATTTTATCAAAGTCTTCCATAAGCTTATTTTCTAAATGTGATATATCATCTACAGTTTTTCCTGTCATATTATGATAGATTAAAACTACATCTTCATAATGTTTAGAATATCCAGTTTCTTTCAAAAATAAGAGAATATGGTCTTTAGTTATATTTTGAAATCTTTCTTTTTTAGGAGTAGTATTATCTCCTAACAATAAACCATGACGATCAAATTCTTGTTCCAAATTTTTATATACAATATCATCTATTAAAGAGTTCTGTTTTCCCTGGTATTGATTCATACAGTCTTTAAAATGTATTCTTCTTTCATATGTATATTTATTAGACATGTTAATTCTAGATATATCTTTATAGCTTATAGATTTATAAGATTTTTCTTCTTGCTTTCCGCAATTTTCACATATTTCTATATTTTGATCAAAATGACTAATAAAATTCTGATTTCCACACGAACATACTTTTTTCTCTTTTTTCTTTTCTTTAGTTACCAAATCCTCCAATTCTTTGCATTCAATATTGTATTTTTTGAGAATATCTAAAAAAAATTTAGAAATATTAGAACTATTGCCGGGCTTAGATTTTCCCATAAAAGATATTTTTTGTGGCGTAAGAGATTTATTCATTTCTATCATTTCAGAAAAGTCAATCGTATAAAAATGGATATTTTGTATATCCTCTTCTATTTTGTTTTTTAAATTTCTCAATTCATTTATTTTTTCTTTAATGTCTCTTTGTACATGAATTGATAATGCTTTTTCATCGTTTTCAATGATAATATTTAAATCATTTATTTGGCTTTCAATATCTTTTATATCATCCTGTTTTTTTAACCACATATCTCTTATTTTTTTATCAATATTAAAAATATCTATTTCCATGTTTCATTTTAATTTAATAATCCTTTTAACTTGATATTTTTTTTAGACGCCTGAAAACAAAAATAATTTTTTATATAAATTTAAAAAAAAAATCTCGTCTATAATAAAAATGTCTATCTGCACATCTAACTTAACATCCGGTTTTATCGATCTTGCCACTTACGATGAACAAGAAAAATACTTGTACGGTGGTCCTGATGCCGTTGCTTATTTCGTTCGCGAAATTCGCAAGGCCACTTGGTTCACCCAAGTTCCAGTATGTCTAAGCTCTCGCTCAGGCCAACCTGGATTTGGTCAACAATGGTCAGTTTCCATCTCTCGTGCCGGTGATTACCTATTATACACTTGGTTACGTCTAACTCTAAACGCTGTTACTGCTGCCACTGCCAACGCCACTGTCGGAGGTGCTGCCAGTTGCAACGGTGCCAACCCATCAGGCGCTCAAGATGGAAACCACGTTCTACGTTGGTCTCGCAACTTTATGCACAACGTTATCCAAGAATGCGCCATTACCTTTAACGATTTGGTTGCTGCTCGTTTTGACAGCTACCACCTCGATTTCTGGAGCGCTTTCACTGTACCAGCTGGCAAACGCAATGGTTACAACAATATGATTGGTAATGTTGATGCTCTAGTTAACCCAGTAGCTATCGCCTTCCCATCATTAAACCAATGCTTAGGAGGACCAAACAACGACATCAACGGCTCACCTGGTGCTGTCAATGTCAATGCCCAAGGACAACAAGTTCTACCTTCAGCAACTCTCAACTTACCTCTACCATTCTTCTTTTCACGTGATTCTGGTCTAGCTCTACCAACTGCTGCTCTACCATACAACGAAATGAGAATCAACTTTGCTTTCCGCAACTTATCTGATTTACTCATCGTTGATACATACACTGCTCTGCCTGACCAAGATCCACAATCAGGAGATTGTGGTTTCTGGTCTTCACGTCCAGCTGTCCAATCTGACCTTGCTACCAGCATGGATTCAGTTATGGGTCCAGTCAACGTATGGGCTAACTACGCCATCGTATCTAACGATGAACGTAAGAAAATGGCTTGCGCTCCTCGTGATATCCTCATCGAACAAGTACAAACAGCCCCAGTACAAAACTACAACCCAACCACCTCAACCCCAATTGATATTCGTTTTTCACATGCTATCAAAGCTCTATTCTGGGCTGCTCGCAATATCACCAACCCAGCTGCTTGGTCAAACTACACCACTGGACAACAATTACCACTTGGTCCAGTCGACTGTGTATCAGTTGACAATGCTATGTTCGGTGTTGTTGACTTTAACTCTGGTGCTGATCCAATTGCATCAACTTCTCTCATCTACGAGAATACTCAACGTCTATACCAAATGGGCTCCGATTACTTCTCATTGGTCAACCCATGGTACCATGCCCCAGTTATCCCACTAGAGACTGGTTACCACTTATACTCATATTCTCTAGACTTCTTTGCCATTGACCCAATGGGATCAACCAACTATGGCAAATTAACCAATGTCTCAATTGTGCCACAAGGTTCAGCTGATGCCGTCAGCTCTCTACAACCACAAGCCGTTGCTTCAGGTGGTGTATTTGCCGGCAATCAAGCTTACAAACTACCAGTTGCCCCACTACAGGGAACTGTTACACCTGGTTACGGAGCCAAATATTGCTTTGTAACTACCGCTGTTAATAATAATATTATCAGAATCTCAGGAGGCGCTCTCGGTAAATTTTTTTCAAAAATTCAGATGCCGAGAACAGGAAGATGCAGTAAGGGTTATAGAATTCCCCTTACTGGAAAACATTGTAAATTCTATTCTTATGTTGCTTATACAGCATAAGATATATAACTTCCTAGTCAAGAAATTGTAAACAATTTTTTAGGCAAGATAGCTTATAATGTTCGGGAAACCCCTTAGAGCTTTAACTACCAAGTTATCATAAAAATATGATAATGGACACGAGTAATGTCGTGTGTATGGTAAGAATGTTAAAGATTGGGCAATCCGCGGGTAAAGATGCTAAAACCGTTATGATAGGTTATGTATCTCCCTCAACGACTACCGGGTTATCGGTCATAGGTAATTAATCACTACTATTATGGCTTAAGGTATAGTCTAGCCCTTACAGAAATGTAAGGTAATAAAACGTTCCCAGTTTTGTAAAAATATTTCAACACAAAATATACTTCAAAATCAAAATACAAAAATTATATATTGCTCATACAATATATAATTATCAAAATATATGTTTTTGTTTATCCAATATTTTATTAATTAAAGGACCCTTTAATTTTGGTGATACTTTCAAACCAAACATCTTAGATATTCCCTTAAGTTCAAAAATCGTATATTTATTTAATATCTCTTCAGTAAAATTAGGACATTCTTTATAAATATCAAACTCTGTTTCTTTAAGTTTTTTTCTTTTTTGTTTATCAGATTCAGAAATTCTCTCTTTATTTTCATGATAATGTTTGCGTTTTTGAGCATTTATTTCATCTCTTTTTTTAATAAGCCTTTGTTTAACTTGTTCAAGACGTTTTTCTCTATTTTTAATATATTTAAGCCTATCTCGTTCTTTTTCCGTAATACATAAATTTGTATTTTTATTTAAAGTAGGTTTAAGATGATTTATCCAATAATTTTCTCGAATAATTAATTGGTCTACATGAATATTATCTTCAATACAATCAATAATAAAATTTTCTCTTCCCTTTTCTTTCATAAAATTATAAAAAAGAGTTTTCCCATTGATAGAAGCAGATTTATGTGCTGATAATCTTTCATTTATTTCTTTTTGAGTCGATCCTATATAAAAATATTTTTCATCATCCTTATATTTTACACAATAAATTCTTCCAAATTCTTTTAATACAGGAATCCTTGGAGCAATCATATTTAAAGGAGGTTCAAGTTTATTAAAATATTCTAGCTCTTTTTGTCCAAGTTTTGGATCTCTTTTATTTTCAATTTCAAATTCTTCTAGTAATTCTATTTTAAAATTTTCAATTCCATGTTGTCTCATACAATCGTATAATTTTTTCTCTTTTCCAAGTTTTGCATCAGATCTATGAGTTTTAAATCTATTTCTTAGTTCTTGAATAGTTGAACCAATATAAAAATCGGTTGTTTTGAAACTTGATATTTTATAAATATAGGCTTTCATATAATATATTAATAAATTAAATAAAATATTAAAATTTCATTTTTAGTATTTTATATATTTAATAATGCGCATAATTCTTTTTTATATTCTTTGTTATATAAATTATTGTCTATATTTTTTATTTGAATATATTTTTCTAATGCCAAATTCTTCTTAGATGACAAAAAATTCGGATCGCACTCTTCATCTGTAAGTTTATCATCTATTCCTTTTTGTATATTGTTGTGAACCTCTTCCACTACTTCTTTTATAGGCTCTGATATTTTAGATGTAAAAGATCTAGCATCAATATCTTCACATAATTCGTTTTTATCATTTACATGTTTAAACCTTCCTCTCGACGGATCTGTGCAACATATTATCATTTTGCCATCTTGCGTTTTAGCAATATGTTCTACGCAAAATTGAGCTAAACCTTTTTGTCCCCTCCAAAAATATTTTTCCATATCAGCGTCTTTGGCTATAGATAATATTCTCTCGTAATCTGTTTGTTCGTCGTAAGTTTTATAATCAGACAATATATTTTTAATTGTTTGGTTGCCTTTTATATTTGTCGTATTATTGTTATTTATTTTTGGCTGTTTGGCAATTTCTGCTATTGTATTATTTGCCATATCAAGCATCGCTCTCAATTCCCTGATCTGTCTCTCTTTTTCTGCAATTTGGGCATCTCTTTCTAAAAGTTTTAATTTACATTCTTCAAATTGTTTCATTATATCTTCTGTATATTTATCTTTTTTTTTCTTACATAATAATACATGTTCATTTAGACGCTGTTTACTAAAAGGTTTATTGCAATATTCGCATATAAAATTATTTAAAACAATCCCTTGTTTTTCAAGACAATATTTAGCAGTTTTTTGGTGAGTATTTAAATTTGTTCTAGTAGTAAATTCTTTTGAACAAAATTCGCATTTATATTCTATTTTTTCAGATGACATTTAATTTTATTATAAACTTTTCTTTAAATTTTGTTTAACATATTTGTTAAATATTTGTTAAATATGTTAAATAGTTGCAAAATTTTAACAAATCAAAGTATTTTTTCGTTTAATATTTTTTAAAATTTTTGAAAAATATTTTTTATAAAATTTCAAATGTGTGTGTGTGGATTTTAAAAAATGTCCAAAGATCTAAAAAAAATTACAAATTTACAAAAAGTTATTTTTAAGAATTTTATTTAAATTATCTGATTAATAACGAAATAAATTCTTAAAAATATGTTTATAATAAAACGATAATATGTCTGAAAATGACCTCGATTGTAAAAAATATATAAATTTGTTTAATAAAAAAATAAATTCGGTATTATATAAAGGAAATTTTGATAAAAATGGTCAAATATGTATTCCAATAAAAGGAGAATGTTTTGATCAAATATATGATTTTATGAGTAATTCTGGATTAAATCCTTACTTTAAAAAGAATCATCGAGCTATTGAAGATTCTATGCCAAATTGTGTTAAAATATTTCTTAATAATAACAAGCTTTATTTTGTAGATTGGTTATGCGAAGATAAATATGAT